CCAATCCTCTTGATAAGCTTTCCTGCTCGATATTCGAGTAAGACATTGAGGTTGGGAATCAGTTACCAATCCTCTTGATAAGCTTTTTTGGGGTGTGTGCCAGGGCGGTCGAGGGTTGGGAATCAGTTACCAATCCTCTTGATAAGCTTTAGATACCGACTGCAAAGCTCGACGTTTTGTTGGGAATCAGTTACCAATCCTCTTGATAAGCTTTAAGGCCCTGACGCGCTGACTGTGATGCGGTTGGGAATCAGTTACCAATCCTCTTGATAAGCTTTAAACAGAAAAGTAAATGCACAGAAGTCATCTCCTTGAGATAAGTCTGCTCCAAGTGAACATGGTAAACCATCGAAATTATGAGGTTCATGTAGAAGCGTATCTTCGTATTTAAAGAAATATGACAAACCTTCTACTGGTATACCAAATCTTTTAGCTAGTATATCGTTCTTTTTAGCAGGAACATTTTCCATTGTCTGAACAGCTTTTTCATACTCAGAGTAAGATATAGTTGCTCCTAGATTTGGGTTTGCTTTAATCCATGCTTCAGGATTTCCAACCTCAGATATATCATCTAACTTATAATGCCAAATAGATACATGTGGTGCAAAACGGTCTCCTCTAAGAATGTCTTGAAGTTCCATTTTGATTGTGTCACCCACACCGTTTCTTACAGTACCTTCTGAAGAAGTTGCTATGATTAAATAATCATTTATTTTGGAAGCACCTTGTTCCACAGCTTCTATAACATTTTCTCTAGTATCTCCAGATAACCATTCATCAACTGTAGATAATTTTGGTCTTGCACCTTGTAATTTATTAACAGACATAGTTCTTACTTCAATAAGTGAATTAGTAACAAAGTTCTGTATACCTTTCTTAGTAGATGCCATTTTGACTTTATCGTTGTTTTTTGACATAACTGATCCTTTGGTCATATACCTGAATAATGGACCTCTATGTATTGCTAAAGCAGTTCTAATAGGACCTATTGTCTCTTCTGCTTGTACCATAGTTGGAGCTGTTATTATCTGATGTGTCGTTTCTGGATCTACGGATACTGCATATGCTTGATGACAAGCTGCGTACATAGATTTGGCACTACCTCTTGATACTATTAAATATTGTAAATTACATAACCTCTTTTTCCTAGTTATAATTTCATATCTTTTCTTATCTGGATTATATACTTTTTCATCGATGAAGTAAAACCATGCTAAAGCATCTTCAGCCCAAAGTTTAAATGTGGGCAATAATGTTAAATCTCCACCATCTGATAGAGTTAGCTCTTTCTCACAAAAATCTATGAATCCTTTAATCGCCTGGTCGTCATAGTAATAATCTTTAGAACTGATTAAATAATCTATCCTGTTCATCTGCAAACTAATTTCATAGTTAACGGCTATTTCTCCTCTTAGAACAGCATCTCTAAACTTGCCATATTCAATTGGTACTGCAGTATTAGATAATGCCATGTCTACTCCTTATTATTTATAATATTTAGTTTCTGTTGTCTTTCTAATTCTTCCTTTTTTAGGAGTTTTTTTTTCCGTATATATTCCCTTTTGACGTGATGTAGTTATATGATAATCTTTGTTATGTGATTGTCCTATACCACTTCTACTATGAGACCATCCTGCTGAACCAGAATTAATATTAGATGTTGGTCCTCCTTGAGAAGTATTTCTTCTTCTAGCTCCCATTCCTTGTTGAGCACCTCTACCTAATTTAGATCTTAATCCTAATAAACTTCTTCCGCCATCTGATAGTTCTGAAGTATCTCTTCTTCTCAAACCGCTAGGTCTTTTATTGTTAATACTTTTTCTATCCGATACATTTGCTTTGGCTATTCTATCTCTAAAACCACCATTTACACTTTGAGAATTATTCTTTCTACTTAAATAGTTAGAATATGTGTCAGTCTTTGTATATTTACCAAATATAGAACTCTTTTTCTTTTCATTTAATTTATTTCTTAATTGATCAAATATATCTCCTCCGACGCCAGCTGCTTGATTGTGCTCTTTCCATTTCATACCTCTAACGCCGTAATGTTTTAATGTGTTAGTTTTATCGGACTGAGTTAACTGACTTTTTATTTTTTTTAACCACTGTTTGTCCATCTGTAAATTTTTACCTCCTTCATGCATTGCTTTACTTTCTAAAGACAATCTATTGGTAACATCTTTGATTTCTTTATCGGTCATATTGGTTCTATTTAAATAATGTCTCTTTGCATTAAGTTTAAATGATATAGGTTCTCTTTTGTTAAATTTTCCTAATGATCTTAGAGTATTTTCCGTCATTACTCTATCTGATAAATCTCTCAATTGACTTTCATTTAGTTTTCGAATATTACGGTATCTAGTTTGTTTATTTAGAGAACGTTCTCTTAATTTTGATCTAATCTTTTTTATAGCCCATCCATGTGGAGTATTTATTTTGGCAGAATGTGAATTGTTTTTTCTAACACCCCATCTCATACCAGGAACACCATGATGTGTTAAAGTGCCGTCTGAGTGTTTCATAAGTCTTTTGAATTTGTCGTTAACTATCCTTTTAGTTTCTGCAGATTCATGTCGATGTCTTTCTTCATACAATTGCTCCATTTTTTCAAGTTCCCTTTCTTTCTCTTTTAATTTATTTATAGCTTCTGCACTTCCTTTTCCACCTTTTCCACCTTTTCCACCTTTTCCACCTTTTCCACCTTTTCCACCTTTTCCTTTTTTGCCTTTAGAGTCTTCTCCTTTTGCATCTAGAAATTCGGCACGATATCTTTCTCTTGCTGCTTCCAAATCGTCATCTACTCCTTCTTTTTGTTCTGCTAGTTTTTCTTGAAGTCTGTCAAAAACGGCAGACATGAATTCTGCGGATTGTGTTGGGTCTTCTTGTGGTCCTTGTTTATGTCTCCATCTCATTCCTCTTACACCGTAGTGCTTTAAAACATTCTTTTCCATTCTATTGTATCACCTGCCTTTCTATCTATAATATCATCTACGAATCTATTAGCATTTCCGTAGTGTATTATATTATGAGTGACAATAGATAATGTTATTAAGTTCTCAGGATCAACCAATTTATCAGTCATGTTTATGATGTCGTCTTCAGTTATAGGATTCATATGATGTACTATTATTTTGTCACTAATAGGTAAACTTAGTAATCCTATATCGCAAACATTATCTCTCATAATTATCTGAGCTCTTAGTTTAATCCATAGTACAGACTTGTAAAATTTTGTTGATATAGATCTTGGAGACGAAACATTATTGTCACCTAAATATAAGTAATCTAATCTCTCTTGATAACTTGGTAATTTTATTAATTCGGAATATGTCTTAATCATCTGATCTATATCCAGCCAAGGCTGCTATTGCTTCTCTAGCAAGAGCTTCATCATCTACTGTTTTAGAGATCGCCATTGCTTTAGCCTCTGCAACTTTGTTTTGACTTGTTAATAGTGCTTTCTCTAATTCATTTCTAGTTGATGCCTGTTTCAGAAAGTGGGTTATTACAGATGGTGATGCTGTTCCGTCTCTTAATTGTTTCTCTGCAGCATTCATTGCCAACTCTATTAGCTGATTTTCTCTGTTTTCAGGAGAATAGGCTGCCCTATTTTCAATGTTTTCTTTACTCTTCTTCATTTGTTCCTCCTATATTTCAATATTCTCTATAACCTGTGGATTATTCATTGGAGAAAGTGCCATTTTTAGCTATTTTTTAAACTTTTAAAAGGAAGTAAATATGAAAAAAATACCTATTATTGTAACAATTATAAAAGAAGAAATGAGACAACGCGGGATCTTAGATGAAGCGAAGTTTGGGGTGTCTGGTTTAAGTATGGGTGGAATTTCAACATATGCTTTATTTAACCAGTATCCAGATATTACAGCAGCAGCGAGTTTAATGGGAAATGCGGATCCTGCTCGTTTTGCTAAATGGACAATTTCATCGGTTTGGATGACAGGAGCTACACAGGAGCAATGTGACGCGCTAGAAGCTGAGATTGAAAAGAATAAAGACTTCTTAGATGCGATGGC